AACGAAAAAAGACTATGAGTGAACGAGGCGAAAGCAAGAGGATTGGTGCTAAACAGCACAAAAACTCTGGAAGAAATACCCACAAGGGCGATGCTACATGGAAAAACTTCACTGTTGATTTTAAAGAAGTAAGTAAATCTTTTACAATTAACAAAGATGTTTGGGCCAAGGCTAGCACAGATGCCATTAAAAATGGCAATGATCCAGCAATCTTTATTGTGCTTGGTGAAGAAGGTACTAAGACACGCTTAGCTGTTATGGAGTTCTCTCTACTTGAACAAATACTGGAGGATACTAATGACCGACTTAGTGATTAAAGATCTGTTTAGTCCTGAACAAATAGTTTACTTAAAAGATTTCTTTGGTAATTTAAAGAAGACCAGGTCAACAGTCTCAGTTGAAGACGTAGATGTTATGGGGCTTCCTGTTTTTGAGTATGTTATTCAAAATAAAACTCTTGGAAAGATTATTGTTGACATTACTGGTAACGATCTTAGAGAAGATATTGTAAAAACAATTCATGACAAGATTCCAGCAGAGTGGGGTATTGGAAAACCACTTTCTGTAGCATATACAGAGTACTCAAAAGCTTATGGAGAGCCAGAGCTTGTGATGCATAAAGATAGATCGGACAACCTATTGGTCGATTATCAACTTGAGGCAAATACTGAATGGCCACTCTACTTAGATGAAGATAGAAGAGAGGTTGCTCTTAGTGATAACGATGCTTTGGTATTTGAACCATACAATCAATTCCATGGCAGACCAGCAAAGGTTTTTAACGAAGGAGAATATGTTGCTATGATATTCTTCTATTTCGTGTATAATGGTAATAAAGAGGAGTACAAAAATTTATGATTAATAACCAAAGACCATACAATCCAGCACCAATGCATAAGTGGCTAACAGATTTTGACAAGTATAATAAAACCTTGCCAATATATGTGGAAAATCCTTTTACTGAAGAACAGATTGCAGAGTTGCGTTCTGTTATTGAAGAGAATAGGAAGTTGATGTATGATAACTCATACTATGCAATGCCAGGTTCACAAGAACAGTATTATGGGCAGTCACGATTCCACCCTAAGAAGGTTGTGCACATGTCACGACTACTTATTGAATTCCTATGCCCACCATCAATTGAAGCAACTATGGATTCATACGCAAAGCCAATTCACCAGGATCCAATCAGACTAACACACTTTAATTACATTGATTACAACATGAAGTATGGAGATGGAAAGCATGCACCTGCATTGCCCCCACACCTAGATGCTGATGAGAATCTTGTAACGTTTAACTACTGTCTAGATCAAAATATTGAGGACTGGACCTTGTGGGTAGATGATAAAGAGTACAACCTAAAGAAGGGCGATGCTATTATCTTTAGTGCTGTAAACCAAGTACACTGGAGACCAAAGCGTAAGTGGAAAGAGGGAGAGTTCTGCGAAATTGTCAGTTTTGACTACTGCCCAGTAACAAATTATCGCTGGACTGGAATGGACAATCCTATTGACGGACAGCTTAATTTTGCAGGCCGTGAAGCATATGGAAAAGAAGTAGCAGAACATCCAAAGATGATTGCAGCATGGGAAATCTACAATAACATGGGTAGGGAGATTGGTCTCCAAAACCATGAGATAGCAGGATTCCTAGATGTCTAATGAAACAACTCTCGACATGATTAATGGTCTAGCAGATATTGCTGACTACATGCAAGACGAAGAGCTGACAACAGCACTTACTTTTATTGCAAAACTTATAGTAAAACCAGACATTCCTTTGAATGTCGCAACAATTGAGATCGTACGCCTACAGGCAATTGCTGCTAAAATGTCTTTTAAGGCAACCTGGATGGCTAACGTAGATAAGGGAGATAGAGCGAAGAAGAATTTGTACTTTACCGCTGCAGAATCAATCAATAACTTGGTTGCTGCACTTAAGTACATAACTCGCTAGTGGTAAAATGGCTAAAAATTTATTGAGTCAGATAATGGAGCGTAAGCTAACTGACAAAGACAACAGTTTTATAAACCATGAACAATTTATTCAGAAGCTAAATTCTGGCTATCTTGTTGGTAGAGAAACTAAGTATCAAAAGAAGAAAACCTTTGCACCAAGTACAATTGCATATTCTCATGGAGAATGTCCACGCTATTGGTACTTGGCATTTGACGGGGGTAACTTTGAAGATTTCGCTGATCCATATGGTGTAGCAAACATGACAGCTGGAACTCTATCTCACGATAGAATCCAAAGTGCCATGCTTAAATCTGGTATTGCCAAGAAGTTTGTAGATGATAATGGCAATGAAACAACAGAGTTTAAGATTACTAGCCAGGATCCACCTATCTTTGGATATGGTGATGCTATGGTCATCTGGGAAGATGAAGAGCTGGTAGGCGAAATCAAGACAATGCCAAACGAAGGCTTTGAGTATAGAAAAACTGCAGGTAAGCCAAAAACTGGTCACCTAGTTCAGATTCTAATTTACATGAAGATTCTTGGCAAGAGTAGGGGAGTTCTTATATATGAGAATAAGAACAACCATGACCTGATTCTATTTCCAATTGAAGTAAAACCAGGCAGCTATTATGTATCGTGGGTAAACAATGCATTTGATTGGATGCGAACAGTTCGTAAGGCATGGGCAGATAGAACAATGCCTGAAAAGAACTATCGCTCTAATTCAAAGATCTGTAAGACATGTCCTTTAAAGGCTACATGTGCAGAGGTTGGCAAGGGAGATATTAAAATCAAATCCTTGGAGCCAATCGATGAAACATTGCCAATGGTGTGACACACAGTTTAAACCAAAAACTTCTTATCAGATATACTGCTCTGTATCATGTAGAGATGCAGCAACTAAAGAAAAGATTGCAGCTAGATATGAGCAAACACGCAGAGAAAGGCGTAAGAACAGGGATCGCAAGTGCAAAGTTTGCAACTCTGTACTGTCAATATATAATGATGAAAAGGTTTGTGAGTCATGCATTATTGATCCAAAAGAAGTTAATAAAGTTTTGAGACAAATAAAAGGAATAGTTAATGGGAAGTCTAGCATCATTAATTGGGAAACCGAAGAGAATTCTAGCAATTGATGCAAGTACATCTAGTCTTGCATTCTCATTATTTGACTCCAAAGATTTAATCTCTTTTGGAAAGATAAAATATACAGGTCTGACCACATACGACAAGGTAATAGATGCTTGCAAAAAAACAAAAGCATTTCTAGATGCATATCAGTCAATAGATGCCATAGTCATTGAGCATACAGTGTTTATGAATAGCCCAAAGACTGCTGCTGACCTAGCACTTGTTCAAGGAGCATTGCTTGGTGCAGCAGGTCTTTCTGGGGTATCTATCATTAAGTCTGTGGCCCCAATCACATGGCAAAACTATATTGGCAACAAGAAGTTAACTAAGGAAGAAAAGCTTGCAGTACGTAAAGAGTATCCTGGCAAATCTGAGTCATGGTATAAAACGCATGAGAGAAATCTCAGAAAAGAAAAAACTATTAATTATATTAATATTCAATATAGCAGGGTGGTCAGTGATCCTGACGTTGCTGATGCTATTGGTATTGGACACTACGCAGTAAACAACTGGGATAGGTTGACAAGCTAATGGCAAAACTGTATACTAATGAGGTATGGCTTAGGAAAAGGTTCCTAGTAGATAGAAAGTCACCAGAAGACATCGCCAAAGAGTGTGGTGTTAGTATGGAGACAATCTATGTATACCTAGCTAAATTTGGATTAAGAAAGAGTAAGCGATGAGTAATAAGTTAAAGATCACAGTAGATCAAGTAAACCATCCAACACACTATACCAGCCATCCAAGCGGTATTGAGGCCCTGCAGATTACAAGACATATGAACTTTAATCTGGGTAATGCTATGAAGTATATCTGGAGAGCTGGGATTAAGAGCGAAGAAAAGCACATCGAAGATCTTGAAAAGGCAATCTTCTATATTCAGGACGAGATTAAGCGTATTAAGGGTGAGTTTTAGTTGGCACGTAAGAAAGTTGCTGCAGTACAAATAGAGACTAAGTTTGCAAGAGAGCACTCAATTGATATTGATGGTTTTGAGATAT